GGGGTCGTGGGTAAATCGGACTTCATCGCGCAGCCGCGACAACAACTTGTTGGCATCCGAGTGGGTCATGCTGGACAACTGGTGACGCAGCACATCCACTCGATTGTTCTTGGGTTTTTGCTTGCTGACGAACTTTGTCGGGTCTTCGTTGCCAACCTCAACGCAGCCGTGAGCCTTGAGGTGCAGACGATGCTGCGAACGGGAGGTAATCATGCGCCCGTCAATCATCGACTTGTACGGCGCGATGTCCGGCATGATGTAGTGATGCCGACCGCTTGCGTCACGCTTGCGCTCGACAAACTCACCATCAACCATTACATAAGTTCGTTTCATAGCAGCAACAATACTTCTTCGTCGTCCATTTCCTGATGCTCTCGCATCAATCGCTCAACCCTATCAATGTCAGTTAACAGGGAGTCCCAGTTAATTGTTGGTTGTGCGATGTTAACAGTTATATGCGGCTCTACAATCGTTTCGGCAATCTCTGGGCGTGCCTCAAACAGTTGCTCGTAAACCGAGATTAACTCTTGCTTGCGCTTCTCGCGTTTTTCTTGCTCTTCTTCCCAATGCTTCTTGCGCTTTTTATCGCCTTCGTGGGAATCGCCGATGACGATGATGGGTTGGACGGAGGCGGTGAGGGTGCCGGTTGCTCCGGTCGCTTCCACACCGGCAAGTGCAACCTCTCCTTGAAGGTTAACAACACCTGTTTGACCAGATGCTCCCACACCGGAAAGGGCAACCTCGACCGAATCGGTTTCATCTCCAACGACTCCAACGGCGCTGACACCCGTAAGGCCCGTCTCAAGGCTTGCTCCGACGCTTCCCGTCGCACCCGTTGCAGCGTTGCCCGTGAGCGTGACGCTTTGCTGGGTGCCGAGGTTGCCAACGCCACCTGTTCCGGTGACGCTCGTAACCGGGAGGCTGTCCCATTGCGCGTCATCCCATGTACCTGTATTCCACGGCCCTTTTGCCACGACTCATCACGCAATCCGCAGAAGCGCGGTTGACGCATCGTTGGTCGGCATGGTCAGGATGAAGTTACCCGCCGTTACCGTCTGCGACCCGAAGGTGTAGACCGCTACCGCTTTGTCGGCCTGCGTGCTGTTGTACATCAACACAGCGTCAAACGCCGTGGTCAGGGTTACCCCGGTATAGGTCAGCGAGGCAGAGGGTGTCCAATACGCCGTGGTTCCCGTTGAGGTGGGCGCTGTGGCGTTGGAGACGGTGATGCCGCCTGCGCTATACCCCGCGCCCGACACCTCTCCAGAGGCGTTATAGGCGGTCGTGGCAGCGTTAACCGTTGCGCTGGCAAGGTAAAGCGCAGCCTTGAAGGTGTCCTTCGCGGTCGAGCCACGGGTAGGCGGTGTGCCGATGGCGTGTACGCCGCCGAGGATTTCGACCTTGAACGAGGTACACATTGCCTGCGTGTTAGCCATCAGAATTTCTCCAGTTCGCCAAAGAGGGCCGGGGCTTCCTTTAGGTGGACATGGACAGACCGATGCACCAACTCGCCCTCATGCCAGTATTCCACCCATCGGGTGTGTTCGTGGTCGTTGTTAACCTCGCCCTCGCGCTTATCCAGCAGGGCTTCATCCATCATGCCTTTCGTCGTCGTAATCATTGCAGTCGCGGCTCCAGTTCAAGGGCTTGCTGCACCGCCTCCACGCCCACCGCACGCCCGTCAGGGCCGCGCACGATGCGCTTGGGGGCAGTCAGCGTGGCAAGGGCAGTACGCACGCCCTTCATGTTCTCGTCGTTGGACGATGCCATCTGACCGTAGAGCGCCACGAGGTTCTGCATCGCCTGCCTTACCTCGCCGCCCATGTCCTGCATGACGCGCTCGGTGACGGCTTGCTGCTGCTCCAGAGCGGGGATGTCGAGGCCGGGGTTAGCCGAGATACGGGCGACCATGACCTTTGTGGCAGCGTCCAAGTCGGCTTTGTACTTCGCCATCTGCTGCTCTGCGGCGATTTTTTGCTGTGCAAGTTGCGTTTCAAACTGCTGCTTCATCTGCTCTAGTTGCTGGTCATTCTGCGCCTTGAGCGCCTCGACCTGCGCCGATTGCTGCAACTTGGCCTGCTCAATCTGCATGAGCATCTGCGACTTGGCCTGTTCAGCCTGTGCCTCCATCTGCGCCTGTTGCGCGGCGGGGTTCTCACGGGGCTGCGCTGCCATCTGCTTCAACTGCTCCGTTGCAGCGTCAATCGTACCCTCAAGCGGACGCGCCGCCTTGAACGCCTGCACGCCGTACTTGAGCAAGTCCATCATCACCGGGACAAGTTCCGGCGAGGCTTGACCGACCGGCAGCGCCTGCTGCAAGAAACCGCCGAAGGCTTGCATGAACTGGAGCCTGTCCTGCTTCTCTTGCACCTCATCAATCTGCACGAGGCTGTCAGCGGCGATGTCGATGCGGAAGTTACGCAGCGGCTTGTCGCGGATGAGTTGCAACGCCTGCGGGATGAGCGCCTTGTCAGCGTCCGACATCTGCTCTGCGGCAGAGTAGGCGAGGATGGTCTGCGGCTGGTACCGCATACACATCACCTGCGCCTTAAGCCTGATGACCTCGGTTGCAAAGAGCGCCACATCTTCCTGCATCGACCGCAGGCGCAGGCCAGCGTACTGACCCTTGATTTGCTGCGCCGTTGCCGTCTCCGAGGCCGCAGATTGACCACGGATGATGTCGCTGATGCCCGTGATTTCGTATATCTGGCCCTTGATGTCAGCGCGTGCTTGATAGCATTGGATGAGCGCCTGCGCGATGGTGTCGAGCGGCAGCAGGTCAACGCTGCCCTTCAAGCCGCCCTTCTCGCTAAACGCCGCCCATTTGTCCACCGGGATGAGGGCATTGTTGTCGCCCTCGGTCATTAGACGCTGCAACGCCGGTTGGCTGGCATCGTACACGCCGCGCACACGCAGCGCCTTGACCAGACCATCAATGCGGTCGGAGAGGATGTCCAACTCCATCGCTTGGTCTTGGTACAGCACGAAGTCGGGAACAGGTACAAGGTTGTCCGAGGTCGTCGTGGCGTAGAGCGGCTTCGGGCAGGGGAAGAACCCCTCGAAGTTGAGCGGGTCGTCACGCACATCAATGAAGTGCGACATACCCTTCGACAACCAATAAACCTTCAGCGTCTCCTTGTCCCAGAGTTCGCAGATTTTGGCGAGGTTGTACTGCCTTTTGCTGTCGCGGTAAGCGTTAAGCGTCTCCGGGCCTTGGTCGGTCGGTATCTGACGCGCCATTTCCTCGCCGAAACGCTCTACAAGCGCCTCACGGGTCATATAGACCCAGCGCCATACCTGCCCCACCTCTTCCCAAGTGCGGCCCTGTGAGTGTCCAAAGTCCTTCCAATGGACATAATCGACCGGGGCGCGTTCGTACTCAATCTCTTCAAGCGGCGGCGGTGCGCCCTCGCCCTGTTCGATGGCAGAGGTGATAGATACGCCATCATCCTCTACGCCGATGGGGGCAACATGAGGCTCGTACCGCACCCATGCCGTGCCTCGACCGCCGAGGAACCTGTCCTCGACATCGTATTTCATGGTCGAGCGGAAATCGGGGTAATGCTCAATCTCAAAGTCGATGGCGCGTTCGACCAGCCGTGCAGCGACACGCCCAACGGGGTCGTTATCGCCGAAGCGTCTGCTTACATCAGCCTTCGGCAGTTTGGCGTAGACGGCAGGGATGAGCGTCTGGACATTGCTCCAGAGGATGTTGAACTTGGCGGTTTCGTTGCCGCCCGAGCCTCTGGTGTCGTCGCGGTAACGCTTGACGAGTTTCTTTACCCGCGCCTGCCACTTGGCAAACTCGTTTTCATAGGTGCCGATGACCCGCAGGTACTTCTCAAGTTCTTGGCTAACGCGCTCGTCCATCTGTCAGTCCTTCTTGTTTCGCGCAGAGATGGCTCTAGCCTTTGCCTTCGCATCTTCCTTGCTCGACGCACCCCAAGCACGCAGCGCAAGCGCAAGGCGGGTCGGTTCGCCGTTCTTTGCCATCGGCCCCGGCATATTACCCATCCTTGCGAGGAACGATGCGCGGCGAGGATTGTCGCCGCCCTTCACCGGGGGCTTGAGCGTGCCGCCCGTCTCGGCTTTGTAGGAAGCGCGGCCCTTGGCGTTCAAACCGCCCTTCGGGTTCTTGCCTTCCTTACGCTGCCACGCTGCGCTCATCAGTAACCCTTTTTCTCTGGTTTAGCGGTCTTGGCAGACTCGCGGAACGCCTTTGCGGTCGGCGCACCAGCCTCTCCGGGCTTTCGCATCCTCTCGCCGGAGCCAGCCTTGATGCGCTCCTGCTTCGCTAGGATGTTGGCGTAGAGTCCGGGCTTACGGTTCATTTGCTGAACAAGCCAACTGCCAGCACGGCAGCGCCTGCACCCGTCGTGACCTTCCACGGGCCGGTAGCCGCGTTGAGGTTGAGTTCGAGGCTATACACGCCCACCGGGGTGTTAGCCGGGATGGCGAGGACGGTCGTGCTGCCGTCGATGATGCTGACCGTGGACGATGCAGCGGTCGAGACAGTCACCACGATGCGATGCAAATAATCGTTTGCTGCGCCGTTGGTGCCAAGCACCTGTGCGGTCTGCGAAACGGCGACCGTCTCGTAGGGGTATTGATACGGAAGATTTACGCCACTCATATTCGCGCCCTCCTTGAGACGCTACGCTCGTGAACCTGCCACATGTCGTTTAGCGTGACCTCATTCTGTGGCCCAACAATCAAGGTCTTGCTCTCTAACGGCCTCTGCGCGGACGGTTCAGCCCTCCACGCAACGGCTAACATACGGAAAGCGTCGGCAGGGTGTGATGTCCAATCGTGTCGGGGTGATGCCCTGAACGCTTTCTTGTCCTCATCATACTCTCGTTGATACTGGCGTAAAGCCTCTATTCCGTCGCCACATTTTACGGAATTGAACCAAGTTCGGGGCAACATTTGACGAATTGCTTGGATTCCATCCTGCAAGCCGATGTTTGGCACCACGGACAAATGGTTGATGCCGAGGTGGTCAGCCAACTGCTCTACGATGCTGCGCCCCGTTTGAAGCGACTTCGCCCGTGCGTCATGCGGCAGGTGATGCTTGCCGTACTGATAACCCTTGTTTACAACCACTTCTGCAATGGCGCGGATGTCTGCACCCGAGACTGCGTAGAAGTCGATAACGCGCACCTCGCCGCCCACGACCTGATACCACCATATCGCGGTGTCGTCGCGGTAGCCCAAGTCCCATGCGGTGTGTACCGGATACCCCGGCTCAAAGACTACACGCTCGTTAATACGCGGCTCTGCCAGTCGCATCTCTGTGCCAAAAAACGCACCGATAATGGCTGCTTCAAAACTGCACTCGTACTCTTGGAGATACTGGTCTTCCGACAACTGCGCCTTCGCTGCGTTAAGTTCACTCTGGGGCAGCAAGCCCGAGTCGCTGGCAGGCAGGCGCAGGACAAACCACTCATCTGGGATGCGCCGTGCCGTCTCGTAGATGTCCCAGAACTGGTTCTTGCCCTTCGGCGTACCGGCGAACACAGCCCAACCTTGTTTGTCGGAGAGCGCAGGCCGGATGACATTGCCAAATACGCTTGGCTTGAAGTCGCCGTACTCGTCCATGTACACGCCGCTGAACCCGAGGCCGCGCATTGCGTCTGCGTTGTCTGCGCCGAATAGGCTGACCTTCGTGTTGTTAACAAGCGTGATGGTCATCATCTGCTCGTTGGTGTCGCTGATGAGCGGCTGGGCGTAGTGCTTGAAGTAGTCCCACGCAATGCGGCGTGCTTGGTTCTGGTACGGCGCGACATACCCGAAGAGGCCGTTTGGCCCCCGGTACATAAAGGCTGCGCGGATGATGTCGTTAACCGCTGCGACAGTCTTGCCAGCACGCCGATGCGCGACGAGGCAGGCCCACCGCTTTGTGCGGTCGTGGAACGGCATGAAGGCCCGTCTAGGGCGATACGGGAGTTCTACCCGCTGCTTCACTCGGGCTTGCCCCAAGTC